CTCACAACTCTTGCAGATAGAATGATTTATACTACTGCGTCTGATGTGTACGCAGTAACACCCCTTACATCTTTTGCAAGAACATTGCTTGATGATGCTGATGCTGCAACCATGAGAACTACTCTTGGAGTAGCCGCTACAAGCCATACACATATTATTAGTGATGTTACTGGTCTTCAAGCTGCTTTAGATTTAAAAGCTCCTTTAGCTTCCCCAGCTCTTACTGGAACACCTACAGCCCCTACAGCTACGGCTGGTACAAACACAACACAAGTAGCAACAACAGCATTTGTACAGACTGCTGTAACAAACCTTATTGATTCTTCTCCAGCAGCACTTGACACTTTAAATGAACTTGCTGCTGCTCTGGGAGACGATCCTAACTTTGCTACAACAGTGTCTACTTCTCTTGGATTAAAATTAAACGCATCTGCTGTTTCAGCTTATGGTCTAACTTTAATTGATGATGCTGACGCTGCTACAGCTAGAACCACTCTTGGTCTTGGAACTGCTGCTACTCAAAATACAGGCACTTCTGGCGCAACGATCCCCCTCCTGAACGGCACCAATACTTGGTCGGGCGCGCAGACTTGGAACTTTGCTGCCAATAGATTTGCACAAAATGATACTAATGTTATAGCAAATGCTACTGGGGGTTTGTCTTCACTTGATGTCTTTCAAAACTCAACCGGCGCAGCTTTTATGTCATTCCATCGGAATGGTGCGTACGCAGCGTATTTTGGACTGGACACAGACAATCAACTAAAGATTGGTGGTTGGAGTTTTGGTGCAGTCTCACATAAGGTCTGGCACGCAGGCAATGATGGTACAGGTTCTGGACTTGATGCAGACCTTTTAGATGGTGTTGAAGGGTCTTCTTATGTTACCCTTACAGGTACACAAACTCTTACTAATAAGACGCTGACGTCTCCTACAATCAATGCTGGAACACTTTCTGGTATTTTTGCGGGTGATCACACTGTTTCAGGGGTGACGACACGCACTTCTGCAAACCCATATAGGTTTAATACTGCTGCTGGAACTCAAAGACTTACTCTTTATCAAACTAGTGGGTCTAATCGGTGGGCTGTTGGTGTAGACTCAAACGCTGAAACTGGTTCTAATGCCGGTTCTAACTTTGTTTTCTACTCTTATACTGACGCAGGTTCTTTTTCAGGGACCCCTCTTTATTTTACAAGAAACAACTCTGCTGTTTTTGGTGGACAAGTTCTTACGACGTTAGGCTCTGTTGGGGCTCCAAGCTTGTCTTTTACTGGTGATACAAACACAGGTATGTATTCTAGTGGTGCAGATACTCTTGATTTTGCAACTGCTGGTGCACGTAGACTTAGTATCTCTTCGTCTGGTGGCGTAACAGTAGCTCCAAACGTTACAACTGCCTCTGCCTTTATTGAGTTAGGCGGTGGACGTACCGGAGATGGTTATGCTTACATCGACTTTGTAGGTGACACAACTTATACTGACTATGCTTTTAGGATTCTCCGAAATAACACTGGTGCTAATGCTAGTACACAGATTATTCATCGTGGCACTGGCAACTTTGATTTGTCTACATCTGAAGCTGCTGCACTTCGATTAATTACTGGAGGTGCTTCGAGAGTTGTTGTAGCATCTACTGGTGAAGTGTCTTTTAACGGACAAATTCAAGCAGCTACAGGTACTGCTGCAACCCCTACAATATCTTTTGCATCAGATACTAACACAGGTTTCTTCTCTCCTTCTGCAGACCAAATTGGTTTAACATTAGGAGGAACAGAACGTTGGCGTTGGAATACTTCTTTCTTATACGCAGGAAATGGTAATGGTTCTGCGGCTCTGTCCAATAATATTGGAACAGTAACCGTTCCAAACTTTACTTTTGTTGGTGATACTAACACAGGTATGTACTGGATTGGTGCAGATCAGATTGGTTTTAGTGCTGGTGGTACATTAAGAGCAACTATTGATACAACAGGTATTCAAGCTGCTGTTGCGGTGTCTTCTCAAACAACAGGTACATTAACTAATGAATGTGCTAACAAACAAGTTAACCTTACTGGTAACGTAACCCTTAACACAGCAGTATTTGCTGCAAACGATAAAACTACGTTTGATCCGGGTACAGCAGCTAGAACGTTTACTCGTGGTGCAGGTCTTACTATGTTTGTAAATGGTACTGACTCTGCTACTGCAACTCTTGCAGCTAACCAAATGGGTGGTATGCACTGGAGATCGTCTACTGTTGTTATTCTTACTGGAGCGTTTACATGAGTATGTTAAATGCTTTTATGCAAACCTTAAGAAGTGGATTTACCCCTGTAAACAGAATCTATACTTCTGGCACAGGTGCCACTGAAACAGTTCCTACTGGTGCAACTTCGGTTCGTATTCGAGTAGGTGGTGGCGGTGGTGCTGGTGGACAACGTGTTCTTGATTTTGGTGCAGGTGGTGGTGGCGAAGGCGGTTTCTGTGAGCGTACTATTGCTGTTGTAGGGGGTAACACCCTTACGTACACAGTTGGTGCTCTGGTTGCTGGACGAACCACAAACGGTGTTGGTGCTGCTGGTAACGCATCGTCAGTGACTGGAACTGTGTCTGGGGGAGCTGTGTCTATGACAGCCAACGGAGGCGGTGGAGGTCTTGGTGTTGGTGGTACAGGTGGTGCTGGTGGTACGGCTTCAGGTGGTACAACAAACACAACAGGTGTTGCTGGAACAGACGGAGACCCCGGTATTTCTGATGGTGTTGGTGGTTTTGGTGCAGCTACACAAGCTGGTGATGGTGGTAACGGCGCATCTTTTGGAGTAATGTCTGGAGATGGTAACCGAGGTCAAGTGGAATTCTATTATACTTAAAGGACAGCTTTGATGGCTATGAAGGGTGAAAAGATGTCACCTGCTGAGAAAAGAGCTAAAGCAAAGTTTCAAAAGAAACCTAGTGAAGTTCGTAAGCGGGTACAAAGAAATAAAGACCGTCGTAAAGCAATGCGCGAAGGCAAAGTTAAAAAAGGGGATGGTAAACACGTTGACCATATTAATGGTGACGCAAAAGGACCAACCCGAATCCGCTCAGAACGAGCAAATGTGAGAGACAATAAACGTGGCAAACGTAAGAAGTGATAAAGACCTAACACCTGCTCAGTGGGAAATTAGAAATGCTGCTGAAGCTGATCTAGAGACTTTTATTAGACTTATATCCCCAAAGCAAGTGCTTGGTTCTGTTCATTCTGAACTTTGCTCTTGGTGGACACGCTCTGAAGCAAGTTCACACCAAGTAACGCTACTGCCACGCGACCACGGTAAATCCCGAATGGTAGCTTATCGAGTCGTGTGGCACATCACTAAACACCCAGATTGTAGAATTCTGTACATCTCTGCTACAGCTAACCTTGCTGAAAAACAGATTAAATTTATTCAAGACTTAATGACATCTAAGCTGTATTCAAAGTACTGGCCTGAGATGGTAAATGAAAAGGTTGGTGAACGTGAAAAGTGGACAGCATCAGAGTTCTCTGTGGACCACCCTAAACGTAAAGAAGAAGGCGTTCGTGACCCTACTGTATTTACTGCTGGTCTGACCACAGCTATTACAGGTCTTCACGCTGACGTTATCGTACAAGACGACATTGTTGTGTATGAGAATGCCTACACTAAAGAAGGTCGAGAAAAAGTCAAACTTCAATATTCGCTTCTAGCGTCTATTGCAGGCGCCGATGCCCGAGAGTGGGTCGTTGGTACTAGGTATCACCCTGATGACCTCTACGGGCATATGGCTGCTATGGAGTATGACATCTACAATAACAAAGGTGAAGTTATTGGTTCTAAACCAGTATATGAGTTCTTTGAAAGACAAGTGGAAGATGCAGGTGATGGAACTGGTGAATTTATCTGGCCAAGACAACAGAGAAGTGATGGTAAGTGGTTTGGGTTCGACGCATCTATTCTGTCAAAGAAAAGAGCTCAGTACCTTGATCAAACTCAATTCCGGGCACAGTACTATAATGACCCGAACGGGGCCACCGGGACTGCCATTTCACGAGATAAGTTCCAATACTATGATAAATCCCGGCTTATCTGGAACGGTTCATATTGGACTATCTCTGGACGACGTCTAAACATTATTGCTGCTATGGACCTGTCTTACTCAATTACAAAGAAAGCAGACTCTTCTGTTGTTATTGTACTAGGTATTGACGCAGAACGTAATATGTACGTCTTAGATATTGATCGATTTAAAACAGACTCTATTAGAGACTACTATGTTCGTCTACTTGACATGCATACTCGTTGGAACTTTAATAAGATTGTAATTGAAACGGTTGCTGCACAACAAGCCATTGTTAAAGAGCTCCGAGAATCATATCTTAAGCCAAATGGTATTATGTTGTCTATTATTGAAACTAAACCAAACAGACATGGTGGTTCTAAAGAAGAAAGAATGATGGCAGTTCTCGAACCAGTGTACAGTAACATGGCTGTGTGGCACTATAGAGGTGGTAACTGTCAAATCTTAGAAGATGAGCTTGTAGCTCTCTTTCCACCCCATGATGACATTAAAGATGCGTTAAGTAACGCTATTGAACATATCGCAGCACCTACTTCTAATAAATCAAGAGAAGATGTTGCTAAAAGAAGTAACGTGATTTATCATCCTAAGTTCGGCGGAGTTATACGAACATGAATAGAGCCCAATCCTTTCAGGATGTAATGGACCCCCATCTGTTAGCAACACAAGTTGCTGACCTATACAGAGAGTGGGAAGACGCTCGCCGTAAATGGTTGTCAATGGGTCAAGAAGCTAGAGACTACGTCTTTGCTACAGACACTAGAACAACTTCTTCGGGAGACCTCGGGTGGAAGAACTCTACTCACCTTCCTAAACTTTGTCAAATTCGTGACAACCTTCATGCCAACTATATGGCAGCAGTGTTTCCTAACACTAATGCTATTACTTGGGAAGGAGAAGATCAGAAGGCTGAAGACCCTGAGATTCGTAAAGGTGTTCGAGCATATATGAGAAATAAATTAGAACAATCAGACTTTGACCTTGAAGTTGAAAAGTGGTTGTACGATTTAATTGATTATGGTAACGTATTTGGTCTTGTAGAGTATGTCAATGAAACTATTATTTCTGAGAAAGACGGAGCAGTAATTAAAGGTTACGTAGGCCCTAAAGCTCGTCGTATTAGTCCTCTTGATATTGTGTTTAACCCAACAGCTTCAGACTTCCGGAGAACTCCAAAAATCATCCGGACCCTTACAAGTCTCGCAGACCTTATGTCTGAAGTCGAGTCTAATCCTGAAAAGGGATATCTAGGTGAAATTGTAAATGAAGCTTTTCAAAAACGTGCTTATATCCGCGCTGGTGCTGCCGGTATACGCGACACTCGTAAAAACAGGTCCTACATTGTGGACGGCTTTGGTTCCTATCGTGACTATTTTGATTCCGACTATGTTGAACTCTTAGAATTCTACGGAGATGTGTGGGACCAAGAAACTAACACTCTCTTAAAAAATTATCATATTACTGTTATGGACAGAGCTTATGTTGTCCGTAAACAACAACATCCTAGCTGGTTTGGGGAACCCCCAATCTACCACGCAGGGTGGAGAATTAGGCCTGATAACCTCTATGCTATGGGTCCTCTTGACAATCTTATTGGTCTTCAATATCGTATTGACCACCTTGAGAATGCTAAAGCAGACGCTATGGACATGATCCTACATCCTGTTATGAAAATTAAAGGATTTGTAGAAGAGTTTGTGTATGGTCCTAACGAAAAGATTTATGTTGGTGACGATGGTGATGTTACCTTCATGTCTCCTGATGCTACAGCTCTTTCTGCAAACACTGAGATTTTCCAAATCATGCAGTTGATGGAAGAGATGGCAGGTGCCCCTAGGGAAGCTATGGGTTTCCGCTCTCCGGGAGAAAAGACTAAGTACGAAGTACAAGTGTTAGAGAATGCATCTAACCGTATCTTCTTAAATAAAACCGCTCACTTTGAAAAAGCTTTCCTTGAGAAAATTCTCAACTCTATGTTAGAAGTCTCTAGACGTAACATGATGGAAGCTGAACAAGTTCGTCTTAT